TGTCTGCTCATCAAGGTTGTAGATTTCAATAGTAGCTGAGTTTGTCTTATCTTTGTTACTGATGGATTTACTAACTTCAAAGGTGATTTGCAGATTATCAATCAAGACTCCGTTGTTTGGGTCATTCTTGTAATCACCTAGAATTAGTTGATACCCTCTGTTTAGGTAATAATTATCATACTTCATAGAGGGTGCTATCCTTAATTATCAACAAAGTTAGTAATGTATTTGAATGTGTAATACTGATTCAAAGACTCAGGTTCAGTGATGTACTTTTCCGAGGTAATTGATGGAACAGGAGTAAGCCAGAAAAACCCATTCAGATTATCAATGAGATAGTCTTGTAAGATTGGATACTGAGGAACCATCGCTACACCCTGAACAATAGGATCACCATCTTCAGTAAACAAAGACATATGCCAAATCTTTGATCGCTCATTGTAAAGAATTTCAATACTGTAACTATTACCTTCAAGACTTACTGAGTAAGAATAGAAGCTGTCAGCGTAAAGAGGGAGTGCAATATAATCATAGCTAGCCATCAGTTAGCCCCTCCTGTTTCTACAGCCTTTCTAAGCTTATCTGTATCATCTTTATTTTCTACATCAGCATCTAGTACAGAAGTCTTTTTAGAGTTCACAGAGCCTTTGTTCTGCTTGGCGGTAGCTTTCTTCTTAAGAGCGTTTTGAACGTCTGAAGGGAGCGCTGATGTTCTCAAGCTTACAAACTTTACCTGCTCAAACTCAAGCTCACAGATAAGACAATCACCTGTATCAACATCTTCTTTAACAGAGAAAGAAGTCAACACAACATTATCAATAACTTTATCTAAGTTAGTCCCTAAGAACTCATAAAGCTTAATAGGGCGAATGAATGTCTTAACTTTCTTCTTAGACTCATCATACTTCTCACCAGACATTAGCCTTTCAAGAACTTGTACAACAAAATCTTTGTAATTAGTTCTGATAAGGTCTGTTGCAAGAGAGACACTTGCATTTGAATTAGGAAGAAACTGACTAATAGAAGAGGGGATCAGATTTGTAAGTGTTGAGGTGCTATCAAGAACAATAACTTCTCCGGGTTGAAGGTTAGCATTGTTTGCAATAGCATTATCTTCATCCCTCGCCACTTCCATGAAGTTAGAGATGTCAGCTACACTGATAACACCCGTAAATCCAAAGGTTGGGTTATCCCTTGTGTAGTTATCTGTGATTAACTTGCCGCCTGCAATAGGATGCCTAGTAACTGAGCCTTTAATACTTTTACTGTAACTCTGTACAGCATCAAAGAGGATAAAGAAACTCTCCCCATCCTCTTTGTTTTCACTTGTGTATTTCAAACCTAAACTCAAGAAAGACTCCTTATGGAGAATACTTCCCCACGTTTAGTTAACGTCCGATAGAAGGATATTGAATACGTGCATCACTAAATGTATTATTCAAAGCATCACGAAGCTGTTGACCAATATCAGAACCAATACCTGCTGCATCCGTTGCTTGAGTTTGCACGGTTATATCACCAACAGTTACGTTGACACGGTTGTCATTGTTGTTAGTAGTATTGGCTGCCACATCCTTTTGCATCTGATTTTGCATTAAGGTTGGGTCAGTGTATCTTTGAATGGCTCCATTAACACGGCCTTGTGCATCAACAGCATCATAAGGTATTGAAGGGATGTTCTTGAATGGGTCTTGGTAATTTGGTACGCCGACAGCATATCCACTGATAGGAGTGATGCCTGGATACTCAGCATTATTAAGAGCAGTACCGCCAGGGGCTTTAGGATCAGGATTTAAACCTAACAACTTACTAACAGCGTTGTCACCAAAACCAAGCTTATCTGCACCGAAGTCTAGAATGCCACGAGGAATGGTAGTAAGAGTCTGTAAATAACCTTTACCCGCCTTAGATGCCATATCCCCGGCAGTGCCATAATCACCTTTGGCGGCACTATTAATACCTTTAACAACATCGGTAGCAATACCTAATTGTTTAGCCATCACCTTAGTAATGCTTAGCCCGTCAATCTGCTGCATCTGTTGGAAAATAAGCTTCCAACCTTCACCTATTGTCGTGGTTAGCTCAGAGAAGTTTTTACCAAAAGTCTCCATATCGCCAAATAGCTTACGAACCTCTTCAGCCTTATCCAAACCAATCATGTCAGTGATAAAGCTATCACGACCTTGCAATAGACGTTGGAAAGATTGAGGGATAAGCATAAGAACACGAACACGTTCAGTGAGAGTGTTAAATCCTTCTGATAGAGCACGAACTAGAGGGCCTGACTCTTGCAAACCATCGTTAAGAGTTCTGAATAGCCGAGCATAGCCTTCTTCAACACCAGACTGATTGGCAAGACGAACTAGATCATTAGTGGTGTTCTCAAATCGAGCTTGTTCAGACTGAGATGTACGAGCTGACATTGCAAGGCTTGGGGCCGCACGTTCAGAGGCAATTTGAGCAGCAGTATTTAGAATATCACCTTTGACAAGTCGTTTTTTCATCGCCGCTTGCAAAGCTTGAATTGACTCTGTACCACTTAGATTGCCCCCAGTTTGACGCTGATAGGCTTCAGCAAATAGAGATACAGCGCCCGGCAATGATTCTGCTAGCTGTCCCGTTAATTCTTCCAAAGATGTTCAGGGAGGATCGTTAGTTCTCCCCCGCTTTATTCAAGCTGCTGTATATTCCTATACAGTTCAGACTATATCATCATCTCACTGAGATGCCATGCGCTTCCACTCACTTGAGTGTACTTCCTTTCGGAATAGTCGTTGCACGTTCCCTTTTAAGGGCTTCGCTCAGGATTGTCCGTTCTGGAGTTTCCCTGAGTTCACATGGTTTTACATGTCCATAGAATTTTTAGACATGAGCTGGTTCTTACCAGCAATTTGACTCAGCGCCCTAAACACACGCTTCTGTCTTTCTGTATCGATGTGGTTAACTCGCCCATATTCAGAAAATCCTTTGAAGATGTTTTGACCCTGAGCTACTGTTCCACCGGAACCTGTAATACCCGAAATTACGTTGTTATAATCACTAGCAGCTTCAAGGTAATTAAAGCCAATCCGATTACCTTGCTGTCTAAGCCAATTGAATGCTTGCTGACCTTGTTGCTGACTACCGCCTGCTTGTTCTACCACAGCTTCAGTTGTAAGCTGAGCAGACTGCACTTGCTGGTTTCGTTGGTTCAACGCAGATAGTCCATAACCGCCTAGAGCAAGCCCTGCTGCTGTTCCGTAGACGCGGCCTAGAGTTAGACCACCTGCTGCGCCAAAGCCCGCTGAGAGGCCCATACGAGCGTGTCTACCGCCCTCACCACGACCGCCTTCTCTGATACCCCTTTCATCAATACGAGGTCGAAAACGAGTAGTAGCAGAAGCTCGTTCAATTGCAGTTCTCAGTTGGCTTGTAAGATGAGCTTGATCTATCCTGAAATTGCGTATTTCAAAAAATGTTGTTTTACTAACCTGATCAAAATTACGCTGAACTAGCCGTCTAAGCTTTGGTTGGTCAAATTTGATGGAATCAGCAAAATCCATGTTAAAGGCTTGTTGCTGTTTTTTAATCTTAGTGAATAGGGAGCTGATTCTTGTAAATAGATTATCAACCTTCCTAATCTCACTGGGCTGCACCCTAATCCCTAGGTCTGCCCAGAATTGAGCGATGCTTTGTCCAGCCATTATTTACGCCCTTTATTTCGCTCTGCTTCAGCACGAGCTTTAGCTTCTGCTTTTGTTCTAGCTGACTCGTGCATTGCCTCATGTACTTCAATCATTTCTTCAAAATCATAAAGTTGATCTAGAGAGTAGATTGTTTGAAGTTCATGTAATGTGCAGAGTTTGAGCTTGTGCGTGATAACTTTAAATATTAACCAATCTTGAGAAAACTCTTCAGCTATCTTTATATCAAGGTCTGACGATTCTTGACGTTTTAGTTCGTCTCTTCGGAATCGTCTTCGGTAAAATTTACATCAAAATTAAATGCTAACACTTCATTATAGACATTCATCATATGGGTTAGCTGACCAGAAAAGTGATCATCAAACTTCTCAGGAGTCATCTTGCCAGTAGAGCCAATTGATGCACTACCACAGATAACTTCTTTAACGAAAGCTGCTGACATATCTAGCTCGCCTTGCATGATCTTACCAAAGCGAATATAAACGTCTAGGCCTTTCTCAGCAGGAAACTTCTTGAAGGTGTAAAGGAAGTCTTGAACCTCACCTTCACTATTCTTGTAACCTTCAACGGTTACTTGTTTAGTCATAAGAGCCATTTGAATCTCCTAAATTCGTATGGTTAAGAAAAGATGCTTGTTACTTTATTACTAATACTACTAATCAAAGAAGCTGCCGGGGAAGTTGATCCACCAACAGTATATACATCAACATCAAGACATTGGATTGTCCAAAT